GTTTTGTATTTTGCGGAGATTGCCATACACCGATGATACGCAGGGTAAATCAGTATAAGGGAAAGAAAAAAGCCTTTTATATTTGCCAGACAAAAAATAAAGGTGGAGATTGCACCAGACACAGTATTCCGGAAGAGGTGCTGAAAAGGATTGTATTGAAAGAGATTCAGGCATATACGGCACTTTTCGTAGACTATCAGATGATTATGGAAGAACTTTGTGAAATGAAAGTCAGTTACGATCAGGTAATCGGTTATGATACGCAGATTAGTAAGTTGCAGGAAGAATATAACCGTTATTACAGCCTGAAAGCATCTTTGGGTGATGACTTGAAAGAGGGATTGATCAGCAAAGAGGAGTTCGATGATTTTCGGGAAAGTTACGGAAGAAAATGTGAAGAACTGGAGCAGATGATTGAAAACCAGAAAAAACTGGTAAAGCAAATGTTTGAGGGTGGAGTGTCTGCAACTGTTCAGTTGGAGGACTGGAAGAAATCACTGGAAATCAAAGAATTGGATCGCACATTGCTGGCACTGACCGTAGATAAAATCTATATTTATGAAAACAAGCAAATTAAAATTCACATCCGCTATCAGGATATGATTGAGAAGATGAAAGTCATAAGACGGTTTTATGCGGAACACCGGACAGAGTGCAGGAAAGAGGTGGGATAAATGGCAAGGACAGCAAAAAGATATAAGAAAAACACAGAGAAGAAAGTTCTTGGGATTCCGGTATGTATGGCTGCAATTTATGTCAGATTATCCGTAGACAGTGATGAAAAAAAGTCAGAACCTATTGAAACACAGGTTACGCTGATAAAAGAGTTCATTCAGAAGCACAATGAAAATCCGAACAGAGAGTATGAAATTGCTGTATATAACATTTATTCTGATCTGGGAAAAACCGGAACAAATTTTGACAGACCGGGATTTGAACGGATGATGAATGATGTCAGGGAAGGTAAAATAAACTGTATTCTGGTAAAGGATTTCTCACGATTTGGAAGAAATTATATCGAAACTGGCAACTATCTGGAAAAGATTCTTCCTTTTATGAAAGTGCGGTTTATTTCTGTATGTGACAACTATGATTCATTTGCACCGGATGCCAAGAATCAGGAATTATCCATGAATATCAAGAATCTGGTGAATGATGCTTATGCGAAAGACATTTCCGCAAAAGAACGGGCAGCGAAACGTATTGCACAGAAAAATGGTGAGTATGTGGGATCTACAGCTCCATATGGATATTGTGTGGAAAAGATAAATGGAATTTATAAGTTGATGGTGGAACCGGAAGCTGCAAAGATTGTCCGCAGGATTTTTGAAGAATATGCTTCGGGAGATGGCGTACAGAGCATTATTGACAGGCTGTTTGAGGATAGGGTACATCGGATTTCAGATTATAACCAATATCATCATGTGTACTGTCAGGATGGAGAGAACCTTCATCAGTGGGGGAATTCTTCGATACGTGCAGTGCTGAACCGAAATAATTATTATGGTGATCTGGTTCAGAGGAAATACGAATCCAGATTTCAAAGAGGGGAAAAATGGTGTGACATATTGGACGAGAGCCAGTGGATTATTACGCCAAATGCCCATGAGCCAATTATTAGCAGAGAATTGTTTGAAAAAGCACAGGTCAGGCTAAAAGCAGCACAACAGAAAGCAACAAAAACTACTGCAGGGTGGGAAGATGATGAAAGAGCATTTTACAATGTATTCTATTGTGGTGATTGTAAGCGGAAAATGTGTACACGTAGATACAGAGGCAATGTGTATTACTTTTGCAATGCTGCCTGGTATCGGGATGAAAGAAAATGTAGTCACAAATCTATTTCCGAAGAGAAGCTGCAGAAAATTGTCCGTTCGGAGCTGACCAGACAGTTTCAGTTATCCGACTTACGGAAAAAGGATATGTCTGCTATAAGCAGTGCGGTATTTCTTTCCAAAATCAATGAGATTCAAACTGAGATCAGAAAATTGGATGCAGATATGGAAAGACGTTCAGAAAAACTGGCACAGGCGTTTATGAAATATAAAGAGGGTGAACTTTCCAAAGAAGCCTATATAGAAATGAAAGATGACCGTAATAACTGGAAAGAGTTTTGTGAAGAGAGAAAGAAGTCTCTGGAGCAGACCATACGAAAGCTGGAAAAACAACAGAAAAAAGAAGCCAGATTTTTACGAAGTCTGTTGGAACTGGATGGGACAACCAGAATCAATGCGGAACTTGCGGAGGGCTTGATTGAAAGTATGTATCTGTATGGTGATGGCAGACTGGAAATCAACTTCGGGTTTAAGGGGGCGGTAGAACATGAGTGATCAGAAACTGATTATTGGATATTACCGTCTTTCCATGGAAGATGATTCAGAGGGAGAAAGTAACAGCATTATCAATCAGAGAAAACTGGTAAAAGATTATATTTCCAATATTCCTGAACTGGTGGCTATGCCCTTTCAGGAGTTCTACGACGATGGATATTCTGGTTCCAGTATGGAGCGTCCGGCAATTAAGCAGGTTCTGGAACTTGCTAGGGAGAATAAAGTGCAGTGTATTGTGGTAAAAGATTTTTCACGTTTTGCCAGAAACTATATTGAGATGGGAACTTATCTGGAACAGATTTTTCCATTCCTGGGAGTACGATTCATTTCTATCTCAGACCGATATGATTCTAAAGATTATATAGGAAAGAGTTCCGACATCGAAGTACAGTTTAAAGGAGTGATCGCAGACTTCTATGTGAAAGATCAGTCTGTAAAGGTAAAGGCAGCAGTCAGCACCAGACGGGGAAAAGGTGAGTATTGTTGTGGTTCTGCACCTTATGGGTATCGAATCAATCCTGAAAATAAGAAAGAACTGGTGATTGTAGAGGACGAAGCAGAAGTGATCCGCAGAGTATTTGAACTGACCAATCAGCGATATTCCAAGATGGAGATTTGTAAGTTATTCAATGAAGAGGGTGTATTGACTCCCTTGCAGTCTATGAGCAGACGACAGAAATCAGGCAGTAAGAAAGCTTCATCAAGAGGATTGCAGTGGACGAGTGATATGATACGGAAGATTGTGGATGATAAGACTTATATAGGCTGTATGGTCTATGGAAAGACAAAAATTTCAGATCCCGGAACAGGGAAAGAAGTACCGGTACCGAGAAATCAGTGGAAAGTGATGGAAAATCATCACGAGCCGATTGTATCAAAAGAAGTTTTTGAAAAAGCACAGTCCCTTCAGATCAGATACACCAAGAAAAGCAAATTTGACAGGGAAACAACACTGTTAGGTGGCTATGTGAAGTGTGGAAATTGTCGCAGAAGCTTGACTTCAAGCAGTCCGGTTCATGGTCATATCCTTTATAGCTGTGCTTACAGTAAAGGAAAAGAAGATACAGGATGCTTTGCCGGAAAAGCTGATAACAAAATGCTAGAGCATATCGTGCTGGCAGAAATAAAGGCTTACTTACGTCAGAATATCAGCCAAGAACAGATGCAGCAATCCATGAGAAAACAGCATGAGGAAAGTATAGAAGCCTATAAGACGGAAAGTGCAGATTGTGAAAAGTGTCAAGAACAAATAAAAATCCAGAACCGCCAGAACTATGAGAAGTATCACGAGGGACAGATGAACCAGAATCAGTTTATGGAAGCCAAGAAGCAGTTGGAAGAAGAAAGAGAACGACTGCAGAAACGTGTACAGGAACTGGATGAGTTGATAAACGACGAGAAAGAAATCCTGATGAAAAACGGATATGTTATTTATGCGAAGCCTAAAAATGACATGGGACTAGAGAGAATCGTTGTCGCTGCACCGGTAACTGTTGGAGAAAGCGCTGAAAAAATGTATGTGGCGGTTATGCTACAAAGGGATACGCAAAATCAAAGACTGTATCTACATGATGTGGTGACAGAAACAGAAAAAGAGCTCTCTGCAAGCAGCAATGAACACCTGAACACGACAGGGCCGAAAGCTACAAGCAAAGAACTCTATGCGACAAATATACTACTGGATGCGTTGCGTGTCAAGGGCGATGTTCGCGCTTCTGACGAGAATAGCAACACGGGCAATCCCGGAGGCTCGCAGAATCAGCGGGGAGTAAAGGAGAAATTCTCGCTGCGCGATAGCGCCGGAAATGCGCTGACGGCAGAACAGCAGGAGTTCTTCAAAGACAGCCAAGTGCGGGACGATGACGGGCGGCTCAAAGTGATGTACCGTGGCGGGAACGGTGACTTCCCCGTCTTTGATCGAAGAAAATCCCAGCACTCCAACC